GTGAGGAGGAAGGATGTCGATAAGGTCGACTGCACTTTGAGGTCGTCCAATGAGGCGGAAAAGGGGGATTGACCGGAGTCTCCTATGTAGAATGAGCTGTATCTGCTTACAACGATAATAAAGAAGGGGATCGCCCTTCGAAATCATACGTACTTTAAGCGGCTCAAGGATACCGGTACAGACAGCAGGGGGGAGTATGTCAGTTGGTCCATCATTCGGTGAATCAGGACGGGCATTCTCTACCCATTTGGGAGCTAAGGAAATTAGCTCCTCCCAGTCTGATGCAAGAGCGGGTATTCTAGTTTCTATAACGAAGTTAGAGACGGGTCTGTCACCTACGATCCCGAAAGGGACATAGTACATACCTTCTAACTCGTCGGTAGTAAGCTCGAGGGTCCTCGCTATGGACATCGAAAGAGAGGGGCCTAGCTCCTCTTCTACTGAATTTTCCTTGGATCGTTTTACGGCGTCATTAAATGTCAGAACATCCTGATGTAATCGGACAGTCTCAACATAATCGTTCAGATTATCAACCGATAATGATTCCTCATTTGGCATATGCTTTAGTAGCACACTAAGATCTATTAAGCCACCATGCTGGCCTCCGTTGGCCCGGGTGCTGGTGGTACAAGCTCGGAGAGATGTCCGTTGTCGTCCCCTAGATAAGTCACAGACGGCGTTGAGCTCCTCTGTAAGAGTGAGTTCCTCACCGTCTATGTTATCTACTCGATTTCGTATAGAATTAAGAAGCTTGCTCATAAGTGGGTTGCTAGTATAGGTTTCCACTGCTTCGCGTGTCATAGGACAGGAAGTCGTGAGCTGAACAAAATGTTTCACGTATGTGTTACAGATGTCAGCAGACTCGAATGGTAAACAGCTCCTTTTACATTGGAGCCAAGAAAAGAAGAGATGGGTATTTTTCACAGAAAAATGCTCTAATCTTAGCTGGAACCAACGAAAGAAAGATTTGTGGAAGTATAACTTCCCGTCTGGCTTTACGGGTTCAGGGCTGTTTAGATAGCGCGCTATGGGAAAATTAAGAACATATTTCATTCTTTTGTATATGTTCTCCTGTACAAGATCGTGCAAAACGTAGCTTTTCAAGTTACGCTTTGCATAATCACGCAATCTTGACGGACACTTATGGATTTTAAGGATATGAGACAAACCTCGCCAAAGCGCAGAAAAATGCGCTTCTGGTTGGCGAGGACATGGTATAAGAACATCCCTGCTCTTAGAGCTGGGATTTGGAAAGTACTTCCTCTTATAACCATTGTTTTGTAACCACTCCGTATACTCCTGTATCATTGACTCTGAGAGAGCATGACGGACAGGAAGATCCTGTGTATACGGTCGAAATTCACACTGAGCAGAGGATCCATCTGCTTTCGGCATACCTGGAGGGCACGCCTCATCGGTATCAGTTATAGGGTCA